GTTCTACGAGAACTGCATGGGCCGCGAGAAGGCTCGGTACATCGTGCGGTCGATCGACAGCCGCAGCGTCTCGATCACCAACAAGGTCAAGATCGCGCAGGACGCCGAGATGTGGGGCGAGGACTCCGACCGCTTCCGCGTCCGCTGGCGCGGCCTGTTCCCGGTCCTTGGCAACGCGCAGTTCATCTCCAGCGAGGCGGTAGAGAAAGCGATGTCGATCGCGGCCGTACGCGACCACAACGCCCCGCTGGCGATCGGCGTGGACGTGGCCCGCTTCGGCGACGACGAGAGCGTGCTCTACCCGCGCATCGGCAAGGATGCGCGATCGTTCGAGCCTGAGCGCTACAGCGGCCTGAACTCGATCCAGGGCGCGGCCAGGGTGATCGCGATGATTAACCGCTTCCGCGATCTCGGCTACGACCAAGCCAACGTCTTCGTGGACAGCACGGGCGGGTACGGCGGCGGCTGGGCTGACCAGCTCCGGCATCTCGGGTATCACGTTATCGAGGTTCAGTTCGGCGGCCGTCCGACCGATAACATTCTATACCGCTTCAAATCCGACGAGATGTGGGGAAACCTTCGCGACGCCATCGACGCCGGCCTGGCACTGCCCGACCGCAATTCGCAGCTCGGCCACGATATGTTCGACCAGCTCACGCAGCGGGAGTACGGCCACACGCTCAAGGGCCAGCTACACCTTGAGACAAAGGCGGATATGAAGGCGCGTGGCGTCATGTCTCCCGACATCATCGACGCCCTGGCCCTCACATACGCGCAGCAGCTTCCGCCGCGGAACGTCACGAACGCGCCGGCTCGCCCGAATGCGACGAACGACAATTCGTACGAGCCCCACAGCGAGGAAGCATTCTCGTGGTAGCGCGCGCAAAGATCGAAGCGAAGTTCGAGCCCCGGCCGAAGACGCGGCGCCGTTTCAAGCCGCTCGGCCGCCGGCACTCGAAGAAACTTGGGCCAAAGGAGCATTAGATCATGGCACTCGACTTGATGAGCGACGATTTCAATCGCAGCGATCAGGATTTGAACGGGAGCGTTGCTACTGGCCCTAACGGCGGATGGGCGTGGCAGAAAGTTGGTGGCAGCTTGAACGTCATGCTTATAGATAGCAACGACGGGGTTGAGGGTACTCCCGGCGTTCGCAATGCTTCCGGCTCGGGAGCCCGCTTGTACCGCGCGGGGGAGCTGGTTTCGAGCCCTGCTATGGGCGCGCAAGTTGAAGTCGTTAACAACGTAAACAGCAAGGGAGCGATTTTGGCTGTTCGGCTGCATGATGAGAATAACTACATCTGGGCTGGAATAAATCACGATACCGGGGCCGTGATAATCCGGCAGGTGCTGGGCGGCGTCGGGACTACCTTGGCGTCCGATACGATTTCTCCGCCGACCCCGCCTTACATCGCAACCTTTACGATCATCGGGGGATCGTGCCAGTTGTTTGTTGGGTCGAGCGAAGTGCTCAACGGCGGCACGACAGACGCGGAAATTCTGCTGCTGAACGAATATGTCGGGTTTGGATTTATTCCGGGCATTGTAGATAACGTCCGGTACGACAACTTCAACGGTGGCCTCCCCTGGCTTCTTGGCGTCGTCGCTGCGCCGTCTGAGCAGAACGAGTCCGATGCGGCCGTGCAGCGCCGGCTCTTGGATGAGCAGCGCCGCGCGTCGCTACTCGGCGGCCGGCAGAATACGATCCTAACCAGCCCGCTCGGACTGGACGATGACGTACCGATCGCGAAAATTCACATCATCGGAAGATGCTCCTGATTTTAACCTTGTAAATTTACCTTACTGCGGTATAATTGCGGGATAACGGTTATTCCGGGATTCTGCCATGTGCTTCATGTCCGCGCCCTCTACACCCTCGTTCGCCCCGCCGGCTCTCCCGGCCGCTCAGAGGCCCGCCCCGACCATAGCCGATCCGGCCGTTGGCTCGGCGATGGATGAGGAACGCCGCCGCCGGCAGAAGGCTTCCGGTCGCGCGAGCACGATCCTGACCGACGAGCAAGGGCTTACCGCGGACAACGACAATAGCGGCACCACGCTTTTGACGGCGTAGGCACATGGCGGACGGGCAGACGTTCCTCACTCAAATCGAATTCCACAACCGGCGCCTTGGGGAGTTGAAGTCCGAGCGAAGCTCGTTCGACAGCCACTATCGCGAGCTGGCCGAGTTCGTGCTGCCGCGCCGCGGGCGCTTCACGACAAGCGACCGCAACAAGGGTGACAAGCGCCACAACAAGATCATCAACTCGAAAGGCACGATGGCGCTGCGCACCGCGGCGTCCGGCCTGATGGCGAACCTCACGTCGCCCGCCCGCCCGTGGCTGCGACTGGAGACCCCCGACCCTGACCTGATGGAGTTCGAGCCGGTCAAGATTTGGCTCGGCAAGGTCGAGACGATCATGCGCGCGGTCTTCAACGAGTCGAACTTCTACAACGCCCTGCCTGTGCTGTACTCCGAGCTGCTGTTGTTCGGCACCGGGGCCATGACGCAGGTTGACGACTTTCAGGACGTGGCCCGCTTCCACACGCACACGGTCGGGAGCTACTACATCGCGCAGAATGAGCGCTTTGTCGTGGACGTGCTGTACCGCGAGTACGAGCTGCAAGTCAGCCAGCTTGTCGATGAGTACGGGCTGACGAACGCCAGCCAGTTCGTCAAGGATGCGTACGCGCAGGGCAACTACGGCGCCTGGATTCCCGTCGTCCACGCGATCGAGCCGAACCCGAATTTCGACCCGTCGAGGAAACTCTCGAAGTACAAGCAGTTCCGCTCCGTCGTTTACGAAGCCGGCAACGGGCGCTCGCTGCCCTCCGGCAAGTTCCTGCGCGAGAGTGGCTTCGATGAGTTCCCTGCATACTGCCCGCGCTGGGACGTGACCGGCGAGGACATCTATGGCACCAACTGCCCCGGCATGACCGCGCTCGGCGATGTGAAGCAGCTCCAGCTTGAGGAACGCCGGAAGGCGCTCGCCATCGACAAGCTCGTGAACCCGCCGTTGAAGGGGCCGGGCTCGCTTCGCAACATCCCGGTCTCCAGCTTGCCGGGCGGGACGAACTTCTACGACGGAGACACCACGAACGAGGGCCTGCGCCCCGTCTATCAGGTGGACCCGCGCATCCAAGAGCTGATGCTAGACATCCAGAACATAGAGCGCCGCATCGAGCAGGCGTTCTACGCCGACCTGTTCATGGCCATTACGAACATGGAGGGCGTGCAGCCGCGGAACCAATTGGAGCTGATGCAGCGCAACGAGGAAAAGCTGCTGATGCTCGGCCCGGTGATCGAGCGCTTGTTCAACGAGCTGCTTGATCCGCTCATCGACCGCACATTCTTGCAGCTCGAACGCGCGAACCTGCTGCCGGAAGCTCCGCAGGAAATCCAGGGCCAGGCGCTCAAGGTCCAGTACATCTCGTCGCTGGCGATGGCGCAACGCGCCGTTGGCACCGGCACGATCGAGCGCGTCGCCGGCTTCGTTGGCGGCCTGATGCAAATCGACCCGAGCGTGCGCCACAAGTTCGATAGCTGGCAGGCGGCCGACGAGTTCGCGCATCTGGTCGGATCGCCGCCGAAGCTCATCAAGCCCGACGAGGTTGCGGGCGCCGCGGCTCAGCAAGAGCAGCAGCAACAGCAGCAGATGATGATGGTTGACGCGGCGCAGAAGGGCGCGGGCGCGGCAGCGTCGGGCGCGCAGGCGGCGAAGACGCTTTCAGAAGTTCCGGGCATGTCCGAGCGACTGGCGGCAGGGCGGCGATAATGGACATGGGCTCCTACAGTTTTTATTATGGCGACGGCGGCGCTAAAAAGCGCGCAGCGGCGCTTGGGCCTGTTGACGTGCTCATCATCCACGATACCTTCACGGCCCTTGGTACCGGCGTTCTCGCCGGCTGGACGCCCGACACGGTAAACACGCCCGGCGGGGCGTGGACGGATTCGGCCAGTCGCTTTAAAGGCAACGGCGCTGGCGGCGTCAATCAAAACAACAACAATGCTGCTGCCCAAAAAGACACCGGCATCACCAACAACAAGATGCGTGTCGAGATAGAGGTTAATTGCGTCACATCGAAGGCGCGCATCATGCTCGCCATTTGCGCGGCCTCTACTTTCGCCGGGTCCGGCGCTGAAGACGGGATTTATATTCAGCACGATTCCGGCGGTGCTGGCGACACTCTCCTGCTTTTCGCGACGGCAGGGACGCAGATCGCCAACGCGGTAGTCCCTCGCACAGTCGGTGTTACGCACAAGTATTCGCTCGAATATGACGGTGCAGATTTGATTGTGCATTTTGACGATGTGGAGGTTGCGGCCCTTCGACAAGTCGGATACGGGATACCTGTCGGGCAGGACGGGCAATCCTACATCGGGCTTATCAGCACTGACCAGGCTCCGGGCGCTGTGATTGATAACGTAAAAGTTTGGCAGTTACCGTAATGCCTGATTTCACATACATATGCCCTTGGATTGGCGAAGGCAGCACCGAAAACTGGTTTCGACCCGCCGTAGCTGAATTTCACGACACTTGGCGCGCTATAGATGGTCGTCGCGACCCGGAGCAGCCTGGCGGCGTAGCCATGGTTGAGGCGTTCGACGTGTCGGGTAGCGTGCATGCTCAGATTATCGAAGACGACGACATAGATTTACTGATCCCCGCGAACGTTGCTGCGCTTTCTCAGGCCCACATAGGTCAGACGCACAACAGTATTCCTGACTTCGCAGAAGCGCTCAAAGAACTTCGCGGCGAGGACAACCCGCCGTTCAAGCGCGTCGAGCGGCTGTCCCAGGATAGCCGGAAAGTAACGAAGCGATGACGTTCGACGCAGGCGATCCGGGCTCGGTAAGCGAGCGCAAGACCAAGATTAAGCACCGCCAGGAGCAGTTGATAGAAGACATGCGCGCGACCTTGGCTACCGAGCATGGCCGGGCGGTCTTGTGGCGCGTCCTCGCGAGCTGCGGGCTCAACGATTCTTACGACAGCGCGCCGCCGCCGGTTCCGGTTGCGTACGCCAACGAAGGCCGGCGGAAGATTGGGATCGGGCTGATTCTTGCGATCGAGGAAGCCAGCCCCGGAGCCTACGCGCGCATGCAGCTTGAGATGGTTAAAAAAGATAGTTGACGCGCGTTCGTTATACCGCGTATAATTGGGTTAAGATCGACTTTAACGCTCACACGAGTACGTAATGGCCGACGAAAACACAAATGCCGCTGCTGCTGGCGCCGAAGCTACTTCGGTTCTCACTGACGGCGTTGCGAAGACTGCTCCTGCTGCTGGTAACGATCCGGCGGCCGGCGCGAAAGACCCGGCGACTGCGGGCGATCCCGCAGCGGCTGGTAGTGACCCTGCCAAGAAGCCTGCGGACGGCGATCCCGACAAAGGCAAAGTGGCTGGTGCTCCTGAGAAGTACGACGACTTCAAGCTGCCGGAAGGCTTCACGGTCGATGCGAAAGAGCTGGAGGAAGTTCAGGGCCTTTTCAAAGAGGCGAACCTGGATCAGTCCACCGCTCAGAAGATGATCGACAAGTGGACCGGAAAGCAGACTGCCGCCGCAGAAGCCAACGCGAAAGCGTGGACTGACCTGCGGGGCGATTGGGTCAAGACGGCGAAAGCCGACAAGGAGTTCGGCGGGCAGAATTTCGACGCCAACGTTGGCGTTGCGAAGAACGCGCTGAAAGCCTTCGGGACCCCGGAACTGAATGAAGCTTTAACGCTGACCGGCGTTGGCGATCACCCGGAGTTCATCCGGTTCGTCTACCGCATCGGCAAGGCAATCGGAGAGGACAAGCTGACTTTCGGCGGCGCCAAGGGCACGCCCAAAGCTCCAGAAGACATCCTCTACGGCGAACAGAAGTAGGAGCACTAAATCATGGCCACTCTCGGCAGCACCTACGTCGATCTTATCGACGTGATGAAGCAGACGGAAGGTTGCGATGAGATCGCAGTCATCATCGAGCTTTTGAAACAGTACAACCCCGTGCTGGACGACGCCGTTGCAATGGAATGCAACAAGGGCAGTGAGCATCTTCACAGCATCCGTACCGGCCTCCCGAACGTTTCGTGGGGCGCGATCTACAAGGGTATTGCCCAGAGCAAGTCCTTGGTCCAGCAGGTGACGGACACGACCGGCTTCGTTGAGGCGCTGTCCACTATCGATCAGCGTCTGTTGGCTCTGGCGGGCGCCAAGCGCAACGCCGTCCGGCTGAATGAGGCCATGAGCTTTATGGAGGCGATGAATCAGGAAGCGGCGACCGGCGTGTTCTACCACGACACCGCGACCACGCCCGAGAAGTTCAAGGGCCTGTCGGCGCGCTACAACGTGCTCGGCGGCTCCGGCGCGGGCAATCAGGTGATCGACGCCGGCAGCGCCACGCCGTCTGCCAACACGAGCATTTGGGGCGTGACCTGGGGCGATCGCTTCACGCATCTCCTGTACCCGAAGGGTACGCAGGCGGGCCTCCAGCGCGAGGACATGGGTCGGCAGCGCGTCCTTGACGACGCGAACAACCCGTACTTCGTTGAGGAAGAGAAGTTTACGTGGCATCTCGGCATGGCCGTGAAGGACTGGCGCTACAACTTCCGCGTCGCCAACATCGACGTGGCCGCAATGCTCGCCGATCCGTCCGACATCGACGGCAACGGGAACGATCTCTATCACTTCCTGCGCAAGGCGTACTACAAGCTCCAGTCGCGCATGCGGCGTGGCGGTGCGGCCGGTGGCCGGCAGGCGATCTACTGCAACCGGGACGTTCTCGAAGCCCTCGACGCGCTCGGCACCAACAGCGGCTCTGCCGACAACTTCGTGCGTCTCAAGCCGGCCGAGATCGAGGGCCGTGAGGTCCTTACCTACCGCGGCATCCCGATCCGCGAGACCGACGCCCTTCTCAACACCGAGGAACTGGTGGCCTAAGCGCCACCTTTTCCCTGGCAGGAGTTACGAAAATGATTTTCTCCAAAGAACTGACCTTCTCGGATCGGCAGGACGTTTCCCAGGTTCAGGGCACCTATCCCTCGACCAACGTCATCGACACGGGCGCTCCCGGTACGGTCTTCGGGCATGCCGCGGCGCTCAAGCGTAACGTCGGTCCCGGCAAGATGGTTCCGATCCTCATTCAGATGGTCGAGGGCCTGACTTCCGACACGGCGGCTACGATCCAGTTTCAGATCGAGACGGCCGATGAGGAAGCGTTCGACACCACGGATGTCGTGATCGCGCAGTCGCGCGCCTATACCGAGGCTGAGGCAGTGGCCGGTCTCCAGTTCGGCGTCGCCGTTCTGCCGAACGACTGCAAGCGCTACCTGCGTGTCAACTACGTGATCGGCGGCGCTACCTCGACCGCCGGTCTCGTGACTTCCGGCATCGTCGCTGGCGTCCAGACGAACCCGAACCAGTAAACCAAGTTCCTCCCCGCGTAAGCCGGCGCCAGGCTTTCCCCTCCTTTCACTGGCGCCGGCCGCGGAGGACCTACAGAGAACAGACATGACCGAAGTCGTCGCCACGCAGAAGGGCTACTACAAGCTGGAGATTCGTTATCCCGGCGCGAAGTTCAAGCTCAGCGATCGGAAGCATTTCTCCGACAAGTGGATGCAGCCGGTCGGCTGGGACCCGAGGGCGAAAGAGAAGCCTGTCGTGGCCATCCCGAAGCGCCCGGAGCCTGTGCAGGATCAGCCCGGCACGCTAGAGACTGACGCCGACCCGCAGAACCCGAATGTTCCGGCTGAGCCGGAGAGCGACGTAGAGCCCGTGACTGCGCTCCCGATCCGCGGAGCCCGCCGTCGTGCGCTGCGCGCCGAGCAGGCCGAGTAAACGCCGTGGCCGACGAGAAGGACAAAAAGAAGAAAAGCGTTCGCGAACGCCTAATGGAGTTCCTTATGAGCGGCCCGACGACCAAGCACATTTCCGACGCCAACAAGGGCATGCAAGGCGCCATTCTCACCGCCGAAGAGCGGAAGAAGCGCAGGAAGAAGTAGGAGACGACATCATGAGCACTGTTTCAGGTTCCTTTGAGGCTACTGGCGTCTCCGCGGTCCTTCGCACGGGCAGCCACGTCGAGCGCATCACCTTCGGATTGTCTGGCACCTACGTGGCGACCGTCCGCGTCCAGAAGGGCGTCAAGGGCTCGGTTCTGGCCTGGGAAGACCTGGCCACCTTCAACACCGAAGACGGGACCGAAGCGCTCGTGGTTGACGTGGAGCCGGGCTCTGTCCTGCGCATGATCTGCGACGTTTTCACCAGCGGTGAGGCAGTCTACACGTTCTCGGATGGCGACGCGCTCATTCACGACTTCAAGGACGGCGACGGCAACTCGCTGCTCAAGCTGACGCAGGACGAGGTTCAGGCTCAGAAGCCGCTCCGTCTTCCGACTTACGCTGTCGCGACCCTTCCGGCTGTCGTCGTTGGCCAGATTATCTACGTGACCAACGGTGCTGCTGGCGAGCCGACCCTGGCCGTTGGCGAAGGCTCAAATTGGGTCGTGCTTGGCACGGGCGCAACTGTGGCAGCGACTTAAGGCGGTCCCAATGCCTGACGATCTTATCAGCCTGAAAGAAACGCCACGGGACATCGGCGGCGGCTGCTGCACCGGGCCTTCGGAGGACTATTACCCGTCCATCTACCTCAGCGATTCTGTCGTGGAAAATCTCGGGCTGGAGGATGCCAAAGTTGGTGAAGACCTGTATCTGACCGCCAACGTGCGAATCTCCCACAAGTCTGTCTCCGACAGCCGCGGCGAGAAGCGTCTTTCCGTAACGCTGGAGCTGCGCGAGGGGAAGGTCTCTCCCGATCCCTCTGACGCGAAGGACCCTGGCAGCATCCTGTACGGGGAGTAGTCCTGATGGATGAAGTCACGATTTCCAACATGGCGCTGTCGAACTGCGGCAGCAGCGACGTCATCGAGAGTCTGAACGAAAAGAGCACTGCCGCCGAGCAGTGCTTGCTCTGGTACGACTTCGCCCGCAAGCAGGCTCTCGAAGCCCACAACTGGAGCTTCGCCCGCAAGCGAGCTACGCTCGCCCTGCATTCCGATCCCGCGCCCGCCGGCTGGCTCTACCGCTACGCCGTGCCGGCTGACTATATCAAGGCCCGCCTCATCGAGAACCCCGGCGGGTTCGATCTGGACGCCATCCCGTTCGACGCGGAATCGGCCCTGACCGTCAACGAGCAGACGATCCTCACCGACCAGCCGGAAGCGATCTTGGTCTACACCTTCGATCAGGAGGCCGTCGTACGCTTCTCCCCGCTTTTCGTCGTCACCCTGTCCTACCTCCTGGCCCACTACGTTGCGTACCCCGTGACCGGCAACAAGAGCACGAAGCAGCAGATGCTCGAAGCCTACTCGGGCTTGCTGCGCTCGGCTGCCGGCAGCAACGCGCAAGAGGGCGTCGCGCGCCAGCCGCGGGACGGCGAGGGCATCCGGGCGAGGCTCTGACATGGCCATTCTGATTGAACCGGATTTCAGCGGCGGAGAATACTCTCCGGCGATGTACGGCCGCGTCGATACGGCCGAGTACCGTAAGGGTCTCAAGACCGCCCGCAACATCATCATCCATCCCTACGGCGGCGCCAGCAACCGGTCCGGCCTGATGTTTTGCGGCCCGGTGAAAGATCACAGTACCGCCGTCCGCATCATCCCGTTCCGCTTCCGAACCGAAGACGTGTACGCGCTGGAGTTCGGCCATATGTACATGCGCGTCTTGCGCAACGGATACCATGTGGTCGAGGAACCGCTCGACATCGAGGATATCACGCAGGCCGATCCAGCGGTTTTCACGATTACCGCTCACGGGCTGAGCGACGGCGATGAAGTGTTCGTTGCCGGGATAGATGGTCCGACCGAGCTGAACGGCGGGCGATATATCGTGGATGACGCCACGACCGACACGTTCACGCTGGGGCATCAGGTGACGGGAGACGACATAAGCAGCGCGGCGATGGATGCATATGTCAGCGGCGGCAAGGTAGCGAAGATTTTTGAGATCGCGACACCGTACGACTCCGACGACCTGTTCGAGATCAAGTTCACGCAGTCGGCGGATGTCATCACGCTCGCGCACCGCGACTACGACGTGAAGGATTTGCAGCGCCTCGGGCACACCAACTGGCAGCTTGTCGATCCCGACTTCGAGCCGACGATCGGTACGCCAGCGAACATGACGGTCACGCCGCAGGGCGCGGACGATGGCGCAAGTTATTCGTATCGGGTGACGGCGATCGAGGACGGGACTTTCCTCGAAGGGACGTTCGCCGAGGCGAGCACGGCTGACGGCGCTACGCCGCTTACCGCCGCCAATTCAAACCTCGTGGATTGGGATGCCGTGGCGAACGCCTTCCGGTACAACGTCTACAAGCTGGAGAACGGCTTGTGGGGATTCATGGGTACGACCGAGGGCACGTCGTTCACGGACGACGGCACCGTGGCCCCGAATTTCAACACCACGCCGCCGCTCGTCAACAATCCGTTCGACGGCGCCAACAATCAGCCGGGAGCGGTCGGGTTCTTCGAGCAGCGGAAGGTATACGGCAACACCAACAACCAGCCGGATACCTATTTCTGCTCACGCATCGGCGACTTCAACAATTTCAGCTATTCCTTCCCTGGCCAGGCTGACGACGCGATCGAGGCGACACTGAACCAGCAGCAGGTTAACGAGATTCGGCACATTCTCGCGCTCAATGACCTGCTGATTTTCACCAGCGGTGCAGAATGGCGCGTCAGCGCTGGATCGGATTCGGGATTTTCGGCCGACACGCTGCGCCAGAAACCACAGTCCACGTGGGGTAGCTCCCATCTGGCCCCGATCGTCATCGGGAACAAGATTCTGTTCGTTCAAGAGCTGAGCGCCAGCGTGCGCAGCTTCGGGTATTCGTTCACGGACGACGGATGGGCTGGCGCTGACTTGACGCTGCTGGCCCGGCATCTGTTCATTGAGCGGCAGATGCGAGACTGGTCTTACGGGGCCATCCCGAACCGCCTGCTGTGCGCTGTGCGGGACGACGGCTTTGTGCTGCCGCTGACGTTCGCGCCCGACCAGAAGGTGATCGCCTGGGGTCATTGGGACACGAAGGGAACGTTCGAGTCTACAACGTCGATCCCAAATGTGGGCGCTTTCGAGGATATCACGTATTTTGTCGCCCGCCGCCGCGTCAATGGGAACCTCGTCCGGTACATCGAGCGGCTGCACACGCGCCAGTATACGGACGTGCGCGATTGCTTCTTCGTTGACTGCGGCCTGACGATGGACGGCCCGCGGAACATCAGCAACATCACTGTAGATGGAGACGGCATTATTACGGTTACGGCGATTGCGCACGGCCTCATGGATGGCGAGGAAGTCGATCTTTCCGACATCGAGTGGACCCGGGACCTTGACGAGTCCTTCAACGAGATAGACCCGGACCATCTGAATGGCGGGCGCTTCACCGTCGATGACGCCACGACCGATACGTTCACGATCAGGGACTCGGACGGCGAGTACGTCGATGGGTCGGAGTTCTCCGGCTACATCGGAGCAGGTTTCGTCCGTTGCGCGGTCGATAAGATTTATGGCCTGCACCATCTGGCCGGAGAGACCGTCGTCATGCTCGGCGACGGCAACGTGTGGCGGGACATCGAAGTAGCGCTCGACGGCACAATCACGCTGCCGCGCAAGATGAGCCGAATCCACCTTGGCTTCCCGTACCTGTCCGATCTGGAGCTGCTGAATATTGAAGCTCCTTCCGGCACGATCCAGGGCGTCACGAAGAAGATACCGGGCGCCACTGTCCGCTTCGAGAACTCTCGCGGCCTGTTCTTTGGCCCCAACAAGTTTAAGCTCAAGGAAATGAAGTGGCGGGATAACGAGAACCTGGGCGATCCGACTGCGATGTTCACGGGCGACAAGCACATGCCGTTCAGCAGCGGATGGGACACTAACGGGGTCATCTTCTTCCGGCAGCTCGATCCCCTGCCCGTCTCGTGGACGGCCGTGATGCCAGATATCGTCGTCTCCGAGCCGCGGGCATGACCGTAGTCGAGATGGTTCCCGCCACGTGGGAGCACGCCGCCGAGCTGGCCCTGAACATCCGCCAGGCTGACGCCGACGAGGTATGGGCGGCGGCTGGTCGTAAGCCGCTGGAGGCCGTCGAGGCCATCATGGGGGTATCACGTGATCCGATGGTGGCGCTCGCGGACGGCCGCGTAGCCGCCTTTTACGGCGTCGAGATGGACCACGTTTTCTCGCCCGTGGCCGTTCCGTGGCTGCTCTCGACGGACCTGATGGGTCAGCATTGGGCGGCGGCGGCCCGCCTGAGCCGGAAATGGGTCCGGTATCAGCGGGAGCGCTACGATTTACTGTTTAACTACGTTGACGTAAGGCATGTAGATGCTATAAAATGGTTAATCTGGCTCGGCTTTTCCCTGAGCGAGCCCGAGCCATACGGGGTGTTCAAGATGCCCTTCCGCCGATTTGAAATCCGAAACTCAGAGGATAAGTAGAGCTTCTGTGCGAGCCGACAACCATCATGGCAGGCGTTTCTCTGGCGGCTACCGCCATCGGAACCGTTGTGTCGGCTCAGCAAGCTCAGGCTCAGGGCCAGGCGCAGGCCAATCAGGCGGCGTATCAGGCCGCTGTCGCACGCAATAACCAAGTCCTGTCCGAGCGCGCGGCCGAGGACGCGATCCAGCGCGGCGGCGTCGAGGAATCCCGCTCCCGCATGGAGACGGCTCGGTTGATCGGCCGCCAGCGCGCCGCCCTGGCCGCGTCAGGACAGGTAGTGGACACCGGCTCGGCGCTGAACATCACTGCCGACACCGCTGGCCTTGGCGAGCTGGACGCGCAGACGATTCGCTCGAATGCTGAGCGCGAGGCATACAACCTGCGCATCCAAGGCTCTGGCTTTGGATCGGAAGCGACGCTCAGGGAAATGTCCGGTCGGCAGGCTCTCACGGACGCTAAATTCAACATGGCCGGAACGCTGCTGAGTGGCATCGGCTCCGGGGCAAGCTCATTCTCGGGCGGGAAGCTCGGGACTGTAGCCGACCGTTGGTACAATAGATTGTGAGCTAGATCATGCCTCAGGTTCCTGTTACGCCCCTCGCCCGCACTGAAAACCGCCCGGCGATCACGACCTTGCAATCGGATCGAGGCTCTGGCGACGTGCGGGCGTTCGGTGCTCCTAATAACATTCTAGGCCAGAGCCTGATGCGGATCGGCTCATCGTTCGATCAGATCACTCAGGATATGCAGCGCCGAGACGATGCGATATTTCTCATTAACGACGACACGGCGTACACGGACTCTGGCTCTGCGTCGTTGCGTACGTTGCAGACGACTGCCGACCTGTCGAGCCCGGATGTCGTTCAGGGCTACCTCAAGCAGCTTGACGACAGCAAGACGCAGGCTCTCTCGAATTTCAAAGGCTCCGGCGAAGGGCGCGTTGCGCTGGAAACCCGTTTAACGCAGCGTCGTTCTGCCCTAGCCAATCAGGCGCTCGGGCTGTCGTTTGCCGCCCGCGACGAGAAGATGGATTTTACGCTCGCTCAGCAGGCGGCGCGCCTTGGTTCGCAAGTTCGTTCGGACCCCAGCTCGATCATGACGGCGTTCGATCAAGTCGAACAGGATATCGCCGATCTGGCTCCGGGCTTGACTCCGCAGAAAGAGCGCATGCACCGGCAGACGATGCAATCTCAGCTCATGGTCAGCGCGTTCGAGGGATTGATCGACCGCGGCGCCGTCGATCAGGCGGAAAAGCTGCTGCTGGATACGCCGGGAGCGGACGCCATGTTCTCGCCTTCCGCCCGCAAGCAGATTTACGACCGCATGCGCCAGGCGCGGGCGTCTATGATCGCCGAAGGCAAGCGGAACGCGCAGGACGTGAAAGGTATCCCGCGCGACATCTTCGACCGGCTCACGCCCACGCAGCAGGAGCGCGTGATCGGCGCTGGCGACGACGCGGGCGGCGCGAAGACCGCTGACGAGCGCATGCGCAACACGTTCGCAACGAATGCACCCGACTTCTCCACTGGCCAGATGACGCCGACGCAAGAGCGCCGCTTCATTGCGGACGTGAACGCCTATATCAATCCCCGGCGCGTGCAAGACCCGTTCACGCAAGAGTGGACCGAGCAGCAGAACAAGCTTCCCGGCTACATGGTGGACGCCCTTCACGCCCGCGGCATCCGCGTGCCGGAAAGCGCCATCGGTGGCCTGGAATCGCCTCGGAAGCCGGGCACGCTGGAGACGCCGCAAGTAACGATCCCGCAAGCGCAACCGGCTGCGGGAGCAGGCGGGACCGAGGGAGAGGTTGAGCAGCCGGCAGCCGCTCCCGACCAGACCGGAGCGGCCAATGCGCTAGAGGCTGTCCAGCAGCCGCAGGTGAGCCCTGCCGATCAGCCGGCGCAGGTTCCGTCCGAAGTCGCGGGCGACGAGGCGGTGCAGACCATAGCCAACAACCCCGTGTTCGAGGGCCTGGACCCGGCGCTGTTTGCCGGCGGTACGACCATTGCTGAAATGGGCGAGGTTTTCACCGGCCCCAAGAGCGCTGTCAAGGATATGATTGGCCGCATGCCGTTCTTCGGGACCGGCGGCGGCGAGGCCACGTCAACCCGGCGAACCCTGCCTCTTGTGTTCCGTCGCCTCGTGGCCGCCATGCAGACGAACCCGCGTTTCGCGGAGGGCGAGCGCGAGTCTATCGCCAAGGAGATTTCGGCTGAGCCGGAGCTGTGGGCCAACGAAACGGCATTCCTTGAGGATATGGTCGGTATCGACCGAGCCCTAGAGTTCTGGGAAAAGAACGCCCAAGAAGCGCTCGGCAGCAAGATCAGTGCAGACCAGCGCCGCCATGAGTTGAACACCCTCCAGCAAATCCAGGCTTTCCGTCAGGTGCTGCTACCGCCGCGGCTTGAGAACGATGCGCAGGAAGTCGAGTTCGAGCGGTCGAATCCGCCGGGCACGCGCGTTCTGGTCAAGCGCAACGAAAAGTGGGTCTTCGGGCGGGTGCAGTAATGCCTATTGTCCTCGAATCCGAAACTGAGCAGCAGACCGGCGGTGGCGGCGGCCTTGGCGACAATATGCAGCCGAGTGGGACGCCGGCCGCTTCGGCTGAGCCGGCTTCCGGCATTACCGTAGAAGGGGATGCAGCCGACGCCGAAGGCGCTGCTACGACGTTCGGGCAGGGCGTGGTGGCTGGTGCGGCACGTGGTGCTGCGGCTACAGCAGGTATCGTAGGCGGGGCCAAGGTGGGCGCCCTGGCTGGTACGGCAGTCGCTCCCGGTCCCGGTACGATCGCGGGCGGTATCGCGGGAGGCACCATCGGCGGGCTCGCAGGCATCTTCGCCGGAGACACTATTCAACGTGGCCTGGCCGAAGTCGAGATGCCGGGCGGCACGAAGCTGACGTTCGAGAGCATGGAGCAGGTTCCGCTTCCCCTGCGGAAGTACGCCGTGGCCGGCGAGACCTTCGGCGCAACCATCCCGTTCATGGGCCTGCCGTTCGTGGCAGCCCGCAATGGCTTCCGATTCGCCAACAACCTCCCCGGCCGGTTCTTCAACCGAATGATCGAGGGCGCGTACCATAATCCGGCGTCGTTTACGCTGATCGAGCTACAGTCCGGTTTCTCGGCTGGCGTGGCCGGCGGCATCGCTGAGGACGTCGATCCTGGCGACGAGCTTACCCGCTTCGGAGCCGAGATCGTCGGCGGCACGCTGAACCCGGCCCGCTGGATCATGACCGGAGCGCGGCAGATCGCCCGCACGACACGTACCGCCTACAACCACTTCTTCAAAGACCCGGCAGCCGGCGAGAGCGGGGCTGCCCTGGAACTGGCTCGGATCATGGATGAGTTCGGCGAGGACCCGCGGGCGGTCGCACAGGCGATCCGCGAGGGCATGGTGGAGTTTCCGGGCGCTAAGATGAGCGC